TTATTGGATATGGCTCAAATGCAGAGCGCCAGAACTCGAATAGGTCCCGATCTGCTTCACCCACATTGCTGCTGGACCATGAAGCCCGATCAAAGCGTTGATCTCGGTGCTGCTAAAGATGATCCTGCTGTTATTGGCGGTGTAGACGGCATACGGCGCGTTCACCGGCCCATAGCCGATGCGGTAGCGCTCGAATTCTTCGACCAAGGGAACTTCGTCAGGCGTATCCCAGCGCCATTGGCCGCGCGCACGCCGGCTCCAGCAGTATTCAATCGAACCATCCATGTGGTGTATCGTGCGCGGGTGAACGGGAGTTGGCGGCCTTCGGGAAAGACCGGGATTGGCCAACGCGGCAATGACCGCTTCGCTATCTCCCTGGCCAATGGCACCGATCCTGGTCGACAGATCGGGGGCAAGACCAACATAAGAGATATCGGTGATCCGCTGATCAAGCGCAACGACTGGAGTTTGCGCCAAGTGCCCGCTGAGCGCCTGCTCCTCGGTTCCGGCCCGGCCTCTTAGCAGACCGGTAAGCCGCCAAATGCCGCTGCCCAGAGGATCGGCTTGGAGAAACTGAACGACTTCGCTGCCGATCAAAAGCCTGTTGGCGCCGGCGGCGAGGCCTTGAATATTGCTACCTGTAAATTCCAGATCATCGGCAGCCAGTTGAACGAGAATGACTCCATTTTGCTCAAGATAATGGCTGGCAGAAGGTGCAAGAGGATCAACAAGAGAGCCAATGACTGCCCGAAGTGCATTCGTTGAGCCGATCGGCTCTAACGCATCGCCGTATTCGACAAACAAGGATGCGCCCTTCCACGCGGGACTGGATGACGATGCGGCAACAAGGACAACGCTGGCCGAAGGGGAGCTTGTGTCTTCTGGCGGCGCTTCAAATGCCAGCAATTGCGTTTGCGCAAGAGCCAGATCGCTGGGTGGAAGCTGTGCTCCGCTGTCAGAGCCTCCGGGCGCTGGCAGGCCGGTAGCCAAGCGCTCCAGTTGGAGTTCGATCCCATGCTCAAACCATTCCCAGCTTCTCACCAGCCAAAATCCCCCTCGATCGCTCAGGCGCACGACACTGCCGGGGCGCACATCAGGATCAAGTTCGCTTGTGCGCCATAGCAGCGTCTCATGCCGCCAGCGCGCATTGCGTGCGTTGTGATTGGCCACAAGTTTGGCGCCATCGGCTGTCATGGCGGCAGGAAGATCCAGGATCGTTTCGCGCCCATTGGCTCTGAGCCCAATCGCGCGCTGCACGCCGGGCTGATAATCCCGGTCAAGGTCATAATATCTCAGCGCCATGGGTTCGGCACCTTGAGTTTCGGACCTTTTCTTAAGCGCGCTGCGCCCTTCCTCCTCGCCGCGGGGCAGCAAAGGTTCTGACAGGATCGGCACGGAGGCTGGATGATCAAGCGCAGAGGAAAGCTGAAGACCAGCCGGCGTGGTGATGCAGCTAAGCGGATAGACGCGATCAATGGCCGAAAGAGTGCCTGCAAGCGCCCCGCCTTGATCTGAAAAGCCCAGTGCGCTGGCGAGCGGTGTGTCTTGCGGTTTCTGCGATGCGCCAGGCACCAATTGGGATAAAGACACGCTGCCTGGCCCATCTGCGAATATCTCGAAAGTTAGCGCGGGGATCCGGTTGCCGAAATCTGCAAGCTGGAGGTCTTCGAAAACGACATAGGCACAATCGCGAAAGGCGGGCGCTTCATCGCCTTTGTCGGCTTCGACCAGCGGATCGACCAAGGCATCTCCGTGCCCGTTGTAGAAACGCAATTGCCCGCTCGCCTTGAGGTCACCATTCGCCCCGCGTAGCAAATTGCCATCGGCCCAAATCCGTCCGATCCGCGCAATGGGAGTGGATGAAAGCGCGACAGCAAAATTTGCGGAGTAGCTGTAGGTTGTCGTCTTGGGTTGGCCTTTGCCGCCCTGCGTGGTGGAACCCTCAACTAGATCGGTAGCCCAGATGACTGTCCCTGCGACCCGCATCTGGCCAAAATTTCGGCTTATCGGCTGGCCATAACTTGAAGTGGTGACCGCAAGTTCCTTGAGGCGCGGACCTTCGCGTGAGCCGGAACCGAAGACTGCTCTATCCGCCTGTTGGCCGATAAAAGCGCCAAGAGCCCCTCCCAGCGGCCCGCCAATTGCTGTGCCAACAGCGGTGAGTAGCAAAGTTGCCATTCATTTTTCCTTTGCAGGGTCAATCGTTTCTGAGGCGCCATTTGGCCAAGATTTGCTCACTGTCCGCGCGCCTCTGGCAAACGACTTTGCGCAGACCGGCATGGGCGTGAATGACGCGATTTCGGGCTTCGGCAATGAGGAGATGATGCTGTTGTGGTCCGGGGCGGGTAAGCAGCACGTCGCCAGTGCGAATGGCGCCGCCCGCTTTTTCAAAGGCGCTGGGAACGCTGCTCTCCAGCCAGCCCGCAATTGTTGTGTTGCGCAGCCCGTAGCCGATTGGGGCGCTTATCGGGATACCGAGAGCTCCAAGGCTTACGGCCAGCAAGCCCACGCAATCGAGACCTGTCGCGGGATCTCTTCCTTGAAGGCGGTACCGCACTCCAATGAACACGGAGGCTGCCAAGGCGAGCCTTTCGCCTTTTGTCATGCGCCGGATCGACCGTAACGAGACAGCAGGTCATTGCCCGGAAGAAACGGTTCACCACGGAAATTCTTCGCATTGCCAAAGCGGCTGGAGCACGTTGTAAGAGTGTGATCGCACCCTTCTCTCAGCTCAAGGCGCGTGCCAGCGGGAATCGGCGCAAGGATCGGTCTATCAAGTGTGATCCACGAACCCGCCGCTTCAATGATGCCAAATGCAAGACCCGTCTGCGGACCTGCGAGCATGCGGATCTGACCATCGATGGCGGTTGCGCCTACCGGTGCATCAAGTTGCAGCGCATTTGCATCCTCGTCGAAATCGATGATGGCATGGCGTGTTGTGAACCGGGCGGCGGACAAACCGCAGCCTTTACCGCAGAATGCAGCCCGGCAAGTTGGGCTGGTTCGCGGAACGATATCATGATCAAGGATGTGTTTTGCCGATTTCAGCTGCGCGCTGAAGCCCTGCCCATCATCCTCAAGCTGCCCGATCTTTCCTGAATAAAGGACATCGTGCTCAAGCGTCTCCCAGTCGACGACCCCTATCAGGATGCTCGCATGATCGAACAAGCCGGCAGCCAGATCGGTCTCGCTGATTGCATCATGCGTAAGAGCGCCCACTACCTCGGCGCTGTCATCGCTCACATCGCTCGTCATGCGGATGGCAGCGGGAAGCATTCCGGGGGCCGCGCGGTGACGTATGCCGCCAAAGTACAAGTCCTTGTCATGACTGGTGAAACCCAGCGCCACACCGTCAACTCGAAAGACACGCCAGAAGGTCGCCGCGGTATCGAGTTCGCGATTGAAGAACACTCTCATTCCGGTGTCTCGCGCAGTTCGATAAGCGGGATGCTGGGCGCCTCGCCCGCTGCAAAGTTCACAGCCGATACATCGATGCGGTCTTCGGCGAAACGCACGGGCACATCGAAGAGAAAACCCGCTTTGATTTGCGCGCCCATTGCGGGGGCCTCGTCAAAGGTGAGAACACCCCCATCGCTAAGCACCCAGTCATTCGTTGCCACACCGTCCACGCTGACGATCAACGTGTCTGCCCGTGGGCGGGTGATCGGACGGACCTGCGGCTCATCACTGTCGCCATAGGATTTGGACAGTTGAAAAACGCCGCGTGCTCCATCGCCAACCCCGATCAATTGGTCCATCATTGTCGGCGTGCCGGTCATCTGGTTTGAGCTGAAATCAAACGGGTCACTGATGCGAAATCCCCGGGCGGGACCGCGCCGCGCGCGAAAAAATGAAATAAGCTCTGACAGCTCCGCTTCAGATCGAATGCCCGGGCCAACATCGAAGTTGATCCGTGCATCGGACCAGAGCGAATTGCGCCGCTCATGGCCCGATGCAAGCACTGTGACAGTGGTCGAAAATTCTGGCCCCACCGCCGTGTCGCGGCCGAGCGCGAAGGGGTAAAGCACATCATCAAATGCCCGCATAGAGGTATCCTTGTTTGATGGGAGACGCGTGTAACCATCGCGCGTGACCTGCGGCAGAGCCCAGACATAGCGGCGCGCGACGGAGCGTTTGGCCGCTTCATCAAGGCCTGCATCGATGCGGGCCCAGAACAGCTCTGCATCTTGCGGCAACAGCACGAAGCCGGCGAGATAGTCCTGCTCTTCGATGGGGTATTGCAGGCGCGCATTCACGAATTCGTATGCGGCGCGGCGTCTTGCATCCATGCCGCCTGTCAACCAGTCATAATCCTCCACCTGCAAGCGATCGAAAGCGGGCCGTGCCCAGCCAGAAGGCAGATTGGCGCGATAGGCTTCGGGTGTTTGCGGATCGAGAATCGTCGGCGTGAATGCGAGCAGTAGAACTTGCGCCGCGCCGCTTGCCGCAGTGCGGATGGCCTGTGTCAGATCGGCGGTCGATTGGGCGAGCAGCGCGCCGGCTGCTTCAAGCAGCGCAATTTGGCCTGCATCCAGGCTGGTGCGCATATCCGTGATAACCGGCGGCGAGCCGCCAAAGGCCGCGCGCGCTGCATCATCATACAGGCAAATCTCGAAATCATCGAAAGTGGTCCACCACCACGGTTCTCCGATCTGAAACCGCACGGGCAAACCAGCAATTTCCAGTAGTGTGACAAAGCGGCTGGCGCTTGCCTGCAGCCATCCCATTGCGGCAGAATTGGCCGGCGAAAGGAGCGTTGAAGGCGGTACCCACCCTGTGAGAGCAGGCGCTCCGCTGGCGGTACGCTGCTTCCAGTCTTCTGGGCAATATTCGTCAAACAGCTCATAAGAGATGGATGCGATTACCTCGAGATCATTCGCCGCGGATTGCTCGAAAAAATTGCGGTGCCACTGGCTGCAAGGCTCTGCCAATTGCGCACTGCCGGATGCTTTCAGCACACCCACGCCGTCGCGTTCGAGCCGCATGAAATGGCTCATGCCGACATAATGCACCAGGTCTTCGCGGTAGCCGAGGCCAATGACATTGCGCAGCAGGCGCGCCGGCGTCTGGTCATACGCGTCATCATAGGCGGTTGCGATGCGTTCGCCGTGCTCGGGCACCCGGACATCGCCGATCTCCAGCATTGCGCGGCCGCCATCGGCATTGATCTGGGAGAGCGTAACCCGCCCATTGACGCGCGAAGGGAGCGGCGCATCGGATCCGGCAACAAAGCCGGGAGCCACAAGCGAGATAAACATCCGGTCTATCCGAGTTGGCACCACCGGTTCGCCGGGAAGGAGAAAGCCTGCCTCAAGCTGCGAAAACGCAATGGTGACCATCGCATCTTCTGGCGTGCCATCGGCGTAATTCCACAGGCGCACAAACCAAGTGCGTGCATTGCCGGTTTCATCCAGCCCTTCAATTGTCAGCGTCGGGCCGTTAATCCCGTCCAGCGGGATGATCCCTTGCGACTGCCAGCGGAAACTGAGCGTGGTGAATGAATAATCGCGATCTGTTTCATAGGCGAGCAAAGGATGATCCAGCGTGTCTTCGGTGTTCCAGATCAGCCCGACAAGTTCGCCTTCATGGTGCAATTCGACATCGATTTGCATCGCATCTGGCGCGGTGGTGATCACCGATGCCATTGCCGGACGGGGGAAATTGACCGTCCAGAAACGCGGATCAAACCGCTGGATGAAACTTGTGCTTTCAGGATTGCGTTCGCTCGCCAACCAATAAGCCATTGCGGTGTCCCCTTATCCTCTAGGTTTGCTGAAGAGCGCGGGCCACGGCGCTTGCGAGTTGGCGCGAGGAGCGTCGCATTGCGACCGGCGCAGTGGTGCCGCGCGGGGCATTCATGTTGATGGCAACCCGCACATCGCGCGAAGGCGCATTCATTGTGCCATTGCTTTCAACCCGGCCTGCACTCGTTGGAACGAACAATTCCGGTCCGCTTTCGCCAACGATGTAACCGCGACCTGGAGAAACCGCCCCCCCGGTGGCGCGGCCCGGCAAGCCGAGCAATGCGCCCAGCGATTGACCGACAATGCCACCCAGCCCGCCACCGGTTCCGCCTGACTGGCCGCCGAAAAGCCCGCCAATGCCGGCTTTGAGGGCGTGGGCTGCAATCTCGTCGAGCGAGCGAAAGGCGATGCGCTTCAGATCATCAAAGCCGATCGATCCTTTGCGAAGCGCAGAGAGCAATCCGCGCTCCAGCGATGCACTGGACTTGTTAAAAGCATCCACCAGCGAGCCATCGATCGAAGAGCGCACATCCTCCATGTCGGCTGCGAAATTCTGTGTGCTCGCCCGGATATCGACCACAAGTTCATCGAAATTATCGTCCATTGGTATCGCGCTCCATCATTGTCTGGATCAGGTCTCGGTCAGGGGGGCACTGGGTCTCGACCCCATCGGGATTGCGCAGGGCATCCGAAAGCTCGCGAGGGGTGGACTGCCAGAATTCGTCAGGCCGCCAGTGAAGGGCCTGCGAGGCCAGCCAGAACGCCTGCCGCGCCCAATCAGCGAAATTCATGCCTCGCCTTGCAGCGCCTGCGCGAGGATCGCTCGGACCGGCGCGATGGCCTGAACAAGCCCCATCGCAATCACGGCTTTGCCCACCACCTCGCGCGCCGGACGCTCTTCCAGCGGCAGGCAATGCCACAACAGAGCCGCGATTTCGTGGAGAGTAAGTTCTCCGGCTGATGCGCGTTCGACCAGCGCGAAGAGCGATCCCAATTCCTCTTCGGCAGCGACTAGGTTTTCAAAGCTCGGGCGCAAAAGACGGGGCTTGCCTGCCACATCAAGGGTTGCTTCCCCGCGCTGGGCATTGGCTTTGCGGATCATACCGGGATCACCGCGCCCGAGCTTTCAAGCTGGACTGTGTAGGTGCGCTCCGCGTTGAAATCGCCCGAATAATCAAGCCGTTGGACCAAAAATCGTCCGCGCAGCCTTCCGCCATCTTCGAAAGAGAGCTCATAATCATCGATTGTGCCCGCGAGCGCATGGCCTCGAACGGTGTTTTCGGCTGCGCTGCCAAGGAAAATTCCCGAAGCGCTGACCGAAACAGAGCGGGTGCCAGCGCCAGACAGCAATTCGCGCCAGCCACCCGATTGCTTGTGCGTGACGACAACAGGATCACCGTTGATCGTCATTTGCGTGGTTCTGAGGCCAGCAACCGTTTCGTAAATGGCGGGGCTGCCGCCATCGCCGATTTTCAACAGGAAGGCGGCGCCGTTTTGTGCAGGCATGGTGTTTTACTCCGTGAAAGCGTGAAAGAGGCGAAAGCGAAATTCGAGCAGTGAGGCACGGCGATTGGCCTCGCGCTGTTCGCTGCGGGCTCGCAGGAAGCGGATCGAGGCAATTTCGTAGCCGATTGAAAGCGGCGGCAGGTCAAGCACGCGCGTTTCGATCGCGGCCAGAAGTGCGCTGTTGGCCGCCGTTTCGTCGGTGCGGGTTTCCAGTTCGAGCGCGAGGCGGATTTCCCTGCCGGGCTTGTCCTTGGTGCCCCAGTCAACCGAAGCGCTTGCTGAAATGCCCAGCCAGGGTGGAGAGGTGCGCAGCGGGCTTTCTTCCTCGATGGCGTTGATTTCGATCAGGGCAGGGTCTTCGCGCAGCCAGGTGATGAGGTCTGCGCGCAGGCGGGTTTCCATGGGCTATCGCTCCTCGAAAATATCTGGCCAAAGCTGGGTGGGGCTTCGCCAGGGATGGCTGGTGATCGCTCGGTGTCGCGATATGCGGCGCCGGGCAGCGCGCTCAGCTTTCGAGCGCAGGCGCTGTGTCAATCGGCCAAGCAGGGCGGCGGTGCGAACGCTGATCATGCGAGACGAAGGATGCGCCATGGACGCCACAGGGCAGCAACACTTGCCGGCGGCTGTGCATCGTCTCCGCTTTCGCGATCGCGATAGTGGAAGGCTGCCAGCCGTATCATGCCTTGGCGAAGGGGTTCGGGAAGAGCGCGCCAATCAGGAGCAATCCCCGCGCGCACCGCAACCGCCATGGAAACCGCATCCGCACCATTGCTTATGGTGATGCAGGCGGTTTGCCCGGCATCGATGCGAAAATCGAAGTCTTCCGGCGCTGCAGGAGAGCGCGCCCCTGTAGGGCTGATCCAATCAACCCGCGATAGCGCGCGCACCGGGCGCGTCGCCAAAGCGTGGCTGCCAGACTTTGCGCTCACGATCTCTTCGATAGTCTGCTCAAGCGGGGCCTGCCCCGTAAATGCTTCGCACAGCGCAACGCTTGCACCCAGCAGATCAACCAGCAGGGCATCTTCGCGCGGGCGGCTGATACCAAGCCAGCTTTTGAGTTCATCCAGCGCGTCTCCACTAAGGTTCGCCGGCATGGTGACAGTCCGCTGCATTGCGGCTTCTCCCTGTTTGGATTGAATATGAAAGGCGCCCGCGCCGCTCTGGCACCTCGCGCGCAAGGCAGCCGCCCAAGCCAAAGCTGAGGGCGGCAATGTGCGACGATGTGAGGGCGGCGGCGCGGGCGCAGGGTGCCGGCAAGCGAGAGCCACAAGGGGAGAGTGGCTGCTCAAGCCTTGCCGGGAGGGGGCGCTTCAGCTGTCGATCAGGCCTCGATCTTGAGGAGCTTGATCGCGTTTGAATCGAGCACTTTGCCGCCGACGCGCTTGGTCGCGTAGAAGTGCACGAACGGCTTGTTGCTGAAGGGATCGCGCAGAATCTTGGTGGCGGAATGCTCGGCGATCAGATAGCCATGGCGGAAATTGCCGAACGCAATCGGGAAGGCGCCGCCTTCGACGGCGGGCATGTCCTCTGCCTCGACCACGGGATAGCCGAGCAGGCGATCGGGCTGTCCTTCAACCATGCCCGGCTGCCACAAGAACGCGCCATCAGCGGTTTTCAGCTTGCGCACGGCGGCGAGAGTGGATGAGTTCATCACGAAACTCGCGCCCTGGCGGTGACCCGCTTTGAGCGAATGGATGAGGTCGATCAGCTTGGCTTCGGGTGCCGCATCAAAGCCGGTCGCATCACCAGATCCGATATATTGCACTGTGCCAAAGGCGCGCACGCCGTCTTCGGCGGTTGAATTGGGCGCGGTGAGCAAGCCTTCGGGCTGATTGGTGCCGCTACCGCTGATGAATGCTGCGCCTTCCGCGCGGGCGAACTCGATTGCAATTTCGCTCGCCAGCCACGTTTCGACATCGAATGCGCTGTCATCGAGCATGGTCTGGCTGGCAGCCGGGTTGGCGAACAGATCGCCGCTGGGCGGTGCGATTTCAGCGAATTGCGGCGCATCGGTTTCGCCGCGCGCGGCGATCTCGCTGACCCAGCCTGAAGCGGTGCCGCCGGTGGAGACAAGCTTGCGATAGCCCGAGGTCCCTGTTTGGATCACTTGCGCAAGGCCACGGATCGGGCTGATTTCGATCAGTTCGCGGGCAATCATCTGGTCAATCGCGCGCGGCACGGCATAGCCGCCATCACCCGGCTGAGCAGTGTTGAGCGATTTCACCTCTGAAGTGCGGCCACGGCGCAGGTAGGAATTGACGAAACTCTTCACCTCCTCGCTGCCATCAGACCCGCCGCCCATTGCCGGGCGCGAGGCAGCGCGGGCGACCTTGTCGAGCCGGGCTTTGACTTCGCTTACATCGCTTTGGAGTTCGGCAATGGCGGCATCGGCCTGATCCTGGCGCGCGACGATATCGAAGCTCTGATCGAGCGGGTCCGTGTCCGCTTGCGTGGTGGAAGCGATAGTGGGGGTCTGAGGGTTATCCATGGATTGGACCTTTCTTGGCGGTGTTGAAACAGGGTTGTGAGAGGCAAAAAAGGCCGCCTTTTGGGGCGGCCGGTCGGAAAACGGGGTGTGTGTTTTGCGGTTTGTCGCGCTTCAGCTGATAAGGTGGATGCGCGCGCCGTGTTGCAGAGGCATGGTCACAAGGCTTACCTCGATGAGGTCTATGCCGAGCAATTCGCGCCCGGCATTGCTGCGGCGATAGGCGCGCGCACGATAGCCGAAGCTCAGCCCGTTTACGGCATTAGCGCGCAACATGGCGGCTGCGCGGCTCTCGGTGCGATCAATGCGCCCGATCACGCGAAGCCCGCGTTCATCTTCGGCGATGGCCTGGATGGTGCCGATGGGTTGATCGGGGCGGTGCTGCCACAGAAGAGGAATGGCCTTGTTGCGGTTCGATAGCGTTTGCGCAAACGCTCCCTTGCGGATCACATCGCGATCGGCATCGGGGATATCGAACAGGCCTGCATAGCCTGCGAAGCGGATGGGCTGGCCCGTCATCACAACAGCTCCCACACGCCAAGGCGCACAGCAATCCCGATCAGAAGCAAGGCAAGCCCCGCGCGCACCGCCCATTCGACCAGCGCTTTCCACGCGCTCGATTTGGCATCTCGCCATGCGGCAAGCAGTTCGCGCAGTTGGCCAAGGTCTTCCTCGGCATTTGCATCGGCAAGGCCCATGCGCACCAGCACCCGGTCTGCTGCAAGCTCGCTTGTCTCCTCAATAATCGCGCGCAGCGTGCCGATCGTTGCACCTTCGCTGCTTGCCTGGGAAAGCAGGCTGGCGAGCATTTCTTCGCGCATCATCGTGCGGGTGGCGGGATCGCTCATGGCTGCGTCCTTTGTGCAGGTTCAGGTTCGGGGTTGGCCGGGAAGCCCAGCAATTCGCGCTTTTCTGCATCCGTCAGGAAGTCTGCGGCAGAAACCTGGCTCCACAGCCGCTCGCGATCTTCGGAAAGAGCAGGCACCAGATCGAGATCAACGGTAAGACTGGCCCCGGCGAACCACGGATCGAGCGCCTCGGCGAGCGCGCCAAGAAGTTTGCTTGCCAGCGGAAGCAGGGTAAGCCGCCACAGCGCCCGGTTGGCTTCGCGATAGTTTGAATAGGTGTTGTCACCCGGCAGCCCCAGCAGCATGGGCGGCACGCCAAAGGCCAGCGCAATCTCTCGTGCAGCGGTGCTTTTGAGAGTTGCGAAATCCATGTCAGCGGGAGAAAGCGCCATGCTTTGCCATTTGAGGCCGCCATCCAGCAGCATCGGCCGCCCGGCATTGCCCGCGCCTGAAAAGGCTGTGGCCAGTTCGGATTTGAGCCGTTCGAACTGATCGCTTGTCAGCCCTGCGCCATCGCCCGTGTCATAAACCAGTGCGCCAGAAGGACGCGCCGCATTTTCGAGCAGCGCCCGGTTCCATGCCGAGGCGGCATTGTGGATCATCACCGCCTGATGCGCCGCTGCCAATGCGCCCGCTCCATACCGGTCTTCCAACGGGTGCAACGCCTTGATCTGGACGATGGCAGGCCATCCATCCTCGTCAATGAAGGGCATCCGGTGCGCCTCGCCGCCGACCTTGTAATTGATCGCGGCGGGCCATCCCGCGCTATCCACCAACACCTCGACACGGTCGGGGCGCAGGGCGAACAGCTCGCACGGCCTGCCGCTCGCATCTCTTGCGATCTGCACAAATCCGTTGCCGTGAAGCAGCAGATGCGCGGCGAGCGTTTCGATCAGGGGCTGGCCTGCGCTGGTGGCATGAACCAGCGCGATGAGTTCAGGATGCGAGGCTTCGAGCGGGGCCTGCGCGATCCCCTCGGCCACGATCCGCACCGCCCGCTGGGCGATGGGATTGGCAAGAAAGCTCTGGTGAACAGCGCTGCCATAATCGAATGCAGGCATCACAGTGAGATCAAAAGCGCCTGACCAATCGCCGGGAATGCCGGTTGCAAAACCGGGCGTGTATCCAGGGGCAAGCGGCACGCGGTCAGGGCCCCCGCCCTTGAAGGCGGAGAGCAATATATCCATCCAAGCCATGTGTGTTCCTTTTCAAATCCGGCGGATGCTGGGCGCGGCGCGCACGCCCAGCATCAGTTCGGTAAGCGCCCAGACCAGCGCATCGGCGCGGTCAGGGCTGCGGCCTGGCCCGGCGTAATCGCCGCCGGTCATCAAGCCGCACATTTGGTCTTCGAGCCGTGCAAATGCCCCGCAATGTCGCACCCGCCCGGCACTGTAGAGCGCAGCCACCGGTTCGGCGCGTGCAACCTTGCCGCGGCTGGCATGCACCAGCGTGACCGGCATGTGCCGGTCAGCGGCGCGCAGCACGCTTTCCACCATGGCTCCGCCCTGATTGGCTTCGGCGACAACGCGATCGGCGCGCCATTCAACTGCCGCATTGCTGACCGCCTCGGCCCAGCGTGCCGGATTTGCCTTTGCAACGCTGCAATCGGCGCGCACGCGGGCTACTCCATCAGCGCCAAGCTGGGCGACGATGATGCCACATTCATCGCCGCCAGAAGAAGCCGGCGGATCAACTGCGACGATGGTTCGTCGGCTGTCCGGCTTGGGATCGAACACGCCTTCGCGCGATGCCTCGATCAGGCTGCGGGTCCACAAGGCACCTTCGTTATCGAAGAGGAATTCGCCTTCGATCTCCTGCCGGGCCAGCTGCGTGCCTGCAAATTCGGCCTCTATCGCCTCGAAAAAACGGGCGGGAAGAAAGCCTTCATTCTCATATGTCGAACCGCGCGTGACCACCACTTCGCCGCTTCCTTCCTGTTTCAGCAGGCGCTCTACCAGTGGCACGGTGCGCGGGGTGGTCGTTACCAGAATGCGCGGATCGCTGGTGATGCGAAGGCCCATCAGCAAATTGTCCCAACACCGTGTTGCCCGCTCAGCGCTGAGCGGCCATTTGCCGATTTCATCGCACCAGGCATGGCTGTGCTGGGGGCCGCGCAGGCTTTCTGGTTCTGCCGCCGAGAAAATCTGCGCCTGTGCCCCGTTGGGAAAGCGCAAGCGGTGAAGCGATGGTTCAAACAGCGGGCGGTCCTGAGGGGCGCAGCAGGCCATGATACCGCTTTCGCCTTCAATCATCACCGCACGCGTTTCCGCTATCGAGGATGAAATCAGCGCGATGCGGGCATCGGGCAGGCTTTCAGCGATCTCGCGCACCCATTCAGCGCCCGCGCGCGTCTTGCCAAAACCGCGCCCTGCCATAATCATCCAGATACGCCACAACCCATCGGGCGCTAGCTGGGCAGGGCGAGCGTTCAGGCCCCAGTGATAGGGGAATTCGGCGCGCTCGTCTTGATTCAGCGCGTTTGCCACGCGCGCGCGCATCGTCCCGTCATCCTCAGCGGTGAAGCCTGACCGCGTATTCATGATTTATCCGCAGCCCGGGCCTTTTCTCGCTGAACTTGCAGTCGGATGGCGGCCACTTTGCGATCAATCGAGGCGCGGATTTCGGCAGCGCTCACATTGCGCTGCTGGGCCTGTCCCCGCGCTGCGTTCTCGCGGTGGGCATTGAGCAGCCTGATCGCGTTGGCAAAATCGAACTTCTCCTTCCCGCCAGCCAGCACATCACCTTCGCGCAATCGGCGCAAAACCTCCATCTCCAGGTGAAGATATCCCTCCCACAGCGCAGCAAACCACGCGCGGGCGAATTCGGGTTCCTCGCGGCGCACCTTGTAGGCGCGGCTGGGATTGATCCCTGCCTTGCGCGCTGATTCAGACACGTTCGAGCTTTCTGCGAGATAATCGAGAAAAAGCGCGCGCCAGTGCCGGTTCAACCGTGTCGCCTCACCTTCGCTGAGATGTTTGCG